GGATCACTAACAACGGGGATCTGTTCGTAATACAGAAGCTAAATAATCGAAAGGTAAAACCATGTCAAAAGATTCCAAGGACCTTTTTGATTCTTGGAATGGTGCGACCAAAAAGGAGAAAGATGAGAATCTTAATCCTATTGGTGTTCCACGCACACGGTCTCGATCAACCATTCGTAAAGAACGGAATACCGAAACCGTAATCGCCTTCGGTACTCGTTATCCTAACGAGTACCCCGGTACCTATAAAGATCTAGGTCAGACAACTCGTGATACTAATCACGGGAATTTCGCGCAAATTTTGGCGGATGTCCGCGGCTATGAAAAAGCCACCGGTAAGAAGTTAGCTACTCAGGCAGACATAGGGGGTAGCTTTAGTAGTCAGCTGTTTCAATACAGCGACAACTCGAGCATCCTTAAGCTTGCCAATAACAGTAGCTCGTCGTTTAAATACGAGTACGTCGGACGGCAGTTGCCGTACGATTATACTGGTAGTCATTTTCCAGTGGTCCCGCCTGTATCCGATATTGCCTTAGCGGCATTCGGAAATAAGGCTAGAGGTTTAGTCCAACCTGCGGGACCGCTCAACTCAGTTGGTACTGGGTTGGGTGAGCTTCGTTCTGTGGAGGGTATTCCGGGCTTGCCCGGACTCCACTACGTTGACTCTCTGAAAAAGCGTGCTGGATTTTTCCAAGCCTTAGGCAAGGAATATCTAAACGCAGAGTTTGGCTGGAAGCCATTTGTCTCTGACGTTCGCGCAGCTGCACTCGCAACGAAACATCGGATAAAACTGATGCGTCAATACGAGAAGGCTCGCGGCAACGTGATACGACGTAGATTCTCTTTTGACCCCAACACCACCTATAAAACGACCTCAATGGGGATGGGCTCAGCCCAGCCTACATTGAGCAGTGCTCTAGGTGGAAATCAGTTGGGTGAGTGTGTGCGCCAGGAGAAATACTCCCAGCGCGTTTGGTTCTCAGGAGCTTTCAGCTACTATATAACCCCCGGAATGTCCGAGGGTAAAATGGCAGCATACGAAAGCCAGGCAAATTATTTGCTCGGGACCAGGTTAACACCTGATCTTCTCTGGAACCTCACACCGTGGACTTGGCTCCTCGATTGGTTTGTGGACTTCGGAACTTTTGTTTCGAATACACAAGCCATGATCTTAGATGGCCAAGTAATGTGGTACGGATACGTAATGTGTCACTCTTTTGAGGAACACACGTATCATAGACCCCTCGCTAATCAGCAAGCCGGGATTTTTCAAACCTGGCGATCTGATACAAAGCAAAGGGTCCGTGCCACGCCTTTCGGGTTTGGCTTGAATCCAAGTATTGATTTCAATGCTCGGAATTGGGCCATTCTAGCTGCCCTCGGTATCACCCGAAGGTAGCATTCTGTGCATCACCCTCTGGACAAAAGTCCAGGGTCCATCAGCACGTCGAGAGACGTCCTCTGATAAAGTGAGATTCTATGTCATTTCCCGATTCGCTGACCGGCACTTTCGACGGTTCAGCTGTCACGCTCAACAGGACATCTGTCCTGGGGTTTTCGGCGACCTATCAGTCGGCTGACGGACTCGCAACTGTTGTCGTTTCACACGACAAGAAGAAGCGAACCCGTCACCACTTCAAGGTGACAGTCACCAAGTCCGTTTCGGACCCTCTGGTGCCTGCGAACTCCGCTCCGGTATCTGTTTCCAGCTACACGGTGGTGGATGTTCCGCTGTTCGGGTACAGCACCGCAGATCAGATCAAGATCGCAGCTGGACAAATGTCCATGCTGACGGCTTCATCCAATGCGTTGCTCACAAAGCTCATCGGAAACGAGAGCTAGGTCACACGTGCATAAGACATTTAGGGGACGCATACTTTGCGTCCTTAAATCCTTTCTAGGAGACCTACTTGTCATTGCACTTATCTTTTTCCTTGATCGACCCAAATGGGTTGATTAAGGAGAGAGGTGTGATCCCGTATGAAAATATAGCGTGCGTAATTTTCTTACGTGGGAAGACCTTTTAGGAGCACGGGTTTGGCTTGTTGTAAGCCCCTCGTGTTCGGATTGGTCAAACATAGACAGGGTCCATAAATGAGTACGGATTTACCGTACCTAACCTCTATGAGGAGGGATATGGATAACTGCCTGATTCATCTCGCACAAAATGTTCTGGTTGATATACAGAACAGATGTTGCATTAGCACCACTCTGGACTTTAAAACAGTTCAGAGGCGTGTCGAAGCAGAAGGGGAATCGTTTCTTACGATTACCCTCGCCGGCTTTGGAAAGGACTTCGAAAGAAGTCTAGACCAAGGCTACGTGGACCGACATGCTTTCGCTGGATTTCAGCGGAAGCTAGCGCTCCCTCGCTTTTGCGAAGGTTTGCTAGGTCTCATATTCGACCGTGCAAATGGTGTTCTCTTGGATTGTCCAGATAAAGAGGCCATTCGATGCTTGCGTCAGTTCACACTGATGTGGGCAAAGATTAAGTCCCCGTGCACTCCTGCACGGGACAAGGCCGCTTTAGAGGACTATATCCAATGTGAGCGTGAGCTGGCAGCCCAAGGTGATTTTCCTTTGGGGGATTTGCAATCCTTCCAGAGGATCTTTGGGCTTCTGTATTCCTCGGCCTTACAAAAGGTTGAGGAAGACGTGGCTTATGGACGATTAGTCCCTAAGCACGGACCGGGAAAGACAGCGGAGAGAGTTCTGGGTAACCAGAAGTTTTCCTCTCTAAACTGGACTACTCGGTTGGATCGGGTTTTTCCTTCATCGGATTACCTTCTTCCAAATCACAGGCATTTGGACCGCCTGGATTCCGTCCAACTCACCGAACCCTGGAACGAATTACCCGTGAGGGTAGTTACTGTTCCTAAAACGCTATCAAAGCCAAGAATCATTGCAATCGAGCCAGTGTGCATGCAGTACACGCAACAGGCCGTTTTGGAATCTCTTGTTACTGAACTGGAGAGAAAGACTAATCTCTGCAGTCAGTTCATCGGCTTCACACACCAGGAACCAAACCAGGTGCTTGCCCGAGAGGGCTCGATCAATGGCCATTTGGCCACTATTGATCTTAGTGAAGCTTCCGATCGCGTTGATAACCGCCTTGTAGTGGCAATGTTGGACCGTTATTCGCATCTAAATGATGCGGTACAGGCCAGCAGATCCACGAAAGCGGAGGTACGAGGTAAGGGGATTTATTCCCTTACCAAGTTCGCGTCTATGGGTTCTGCTCTCTGCTTTCCTATCGAGGCAATGGTCTTTTCGACATTGGTTTTCCTCGGTATTGAGCGAGAGCGACGAACGCTGTTAACCAGGCGGGATATCAAATCCTTGTCTGGGCAGGTGCGCGTCTATGGGGACGATATCGTAGTCCCTGTAGAATATGTGCGTTCTGTGATCTCTACACTCGAAGATTTTCGTTTTCGAGTTAACAAGAGCAAGTCTTTCTGGACTGGAAAGTTCAGAGAGAGTTGCGGTAAGGATTATTACGACGGCTTCGACGTTTCCATTGTCAAAGTCCGTCAACATATTCCTACCTCACAGAGGGACGTAGAAGAGTTGATATCAACCGTTGCCACAAGAAACCTCCTGTATTTGGGAGGCTATTGGACAGCGGCCAAATTCCTCGACGACATTCTGAGTAAAATACTCAGACATTTCCCAGTTGTCTTGGAAACATCGGCCCTTTTGGGACGAGTTTCTGTGTGCTTCGAACCAGAAGCACAGGGAATCTCTAAGGACTTGCAAGTCCCTCTAGTCAAGGGATGGAAAGTCCAGGTCAAACTTCCACCGAATAAAATCGATGGAGTAGACGCCCTTCAGAAGTTCTTCCTAAAGCGCGGCATTGAGCCGTTTGCTGACACGAAGCATCTGGAACGTTCCGGACGCCCCGAGACCGTCAACATCAAGCTCGGGATGGCACAGCCGTACTAATGGCTGTGGTCAGATTAACCTATCTGACTTGGGGGAGC